TCCTGACTATCCGAGGCTACGCCATAGTGCCTAGCAAGTGCGTTACGCGCACCCTTCCCTGCGTTATCAATTGCGTCGCTAATAGCTTCTTGGTTTTTCTCTGGTATGACGCGAATGAGGTCATCACCATTTAAGGTGTTGAACTCCCAAGACTCTACATATTTTGGGTTGTCGCCTTTCCCAATCGGTATCATTACAGATGTTTTTGTTGAAACTACCTTGCGTGTAGCCAGTGCAATAATTTTTTGACGGTCTTCTCTACTTACACCAGCTTGTTCTAGTGCAAGGTTTAGCCGATTAGTTGCTGACCGCTCGCGGTCAAATGTTGTGAAATATTCTGTGGTTAACGCATCGGCCTTTACCCCCCTGATAGCTTTGGAAGTAATAGCCATCAACGACCCAATCACAGAATCTGGAAGTTCTGCTGCACGGTTAAAAGCAGCCCGCTCTGCGATAAGCGCATTTCTTGTATCGTTAGATAGATTATTATTGACCCAAGTAAGTGCAAGAGCTGCGTTTTCGCGGGTCATACCTTGGAAGAAGTTTGCCTCGACCGTTGTACCGTAAGGATCAGCCTGTGTGGTTTGGGGTAGCATGTGGGGCGTTTCAAATTCATTACCCCATGCGATGTTAATCAGCCCATCAATTAAACGAGGCATCTTACTGAAGTAAGTTTTAGCAGCCCGTGCTTCTGGTGTAGCTGGCTTTTGCTCTGCAACTAACGCTTTAACTTTTTCTACGTCAGCGTTGACGTTAGCAAGGCTTGCTTCTAGTCCAGCAACTTTGTCGTTTTCCGCACTGCCCTTAGCCGCTTCAATCTCAGTCGTTAGCTGCTGGGGTATGTCGAGTGGTGCAAAGCTTAAGTATCCAGCTTCTACATTAAATGGAACGATGGGGTTGACCATCCCCAACGACATAAACTCGACGTTACCAACAGGTTCTTTTTTAGTCACCTGTGCTTCGGTCTGCACCTTTGCTTTTTCAGCTTTAGGTTTATTAACCTTCTTTTCTTTAGCTGGGGGCGGTTCACCTTTTTCAGTGGCTTCGGCTTCTTTCTGCCTACGCTTACCCCTAGCCTTTTTAACCTTGGATACTTCGGTTTGAGCTTGCTGTTCGTCTAGCTCAGCTTGGATAATGGACTGCTCTTCGTCGGTAAGTTCGTCGGTGGCTGACTCTGCCACTTCTGTTCTTTCAGTAGTCTTTGCTGCTCCCTCTTCTTTTGCTTGCTGGGTTTCGGTGGTTTTAGGGGCACTGGGGGGTTCCTTTTTGGGTTTGGTTTTTCCTATAGCGGATTCGGCTTGTTCTGGGTAAAGCGATACATAGCTCTTTTTACCGGGATCTTCTACACGATTGGTATAAACAAGCCCGTCATACCCTGCCTGACGTGCAGCTTCAAAAGCACCTTCTTTATTAGCTACATCCAAACTTAATTGCGGGTATTTACCTTGGATAATTCCGCGCCGCAAGGTAGCTTCATCAGATGCTTCTTGGTCGTCAACCTCCAAAGGATTGTTAATTCTTAGAACAACCGGAACGACATTGGCACCTGTAAAATCGGTACCCCTTCCAGTAGATACCCCCGGTATACCTTTAGCTTGTTGGTTTATACGGGTATTTGCTGCTCTGTATGTACCAAAATGCGAACCCGGATTAAATTTAGCAGGGTCTACTTCATCCATAGTCCCGTGGTACAACACCATCGGCTCGCCTTTATCATCCCGCAAGTAATCTTTTTCCTTCACTGCACCCTGTGGTGCTTTCTCTCCTCGTACAGGTGCCTCAGTAGATGGCTCAACGCGTTCCACTCCAGCAGTGACAGGTGGCTCAGTTCTTCCGGTGGGTTCTCCTTCAGCGGGTCGGCCAGAAACTGGAACGCTTTCTCTACGTCCTGTAATGGTAGGTTTAGTAACATCTTCGGCCTCCTTTGTAGGCTCTGAAAGAAACCCTTCGTCTGTTAAACCTGCTATACGAAGTTGCTCTTGTGCACCACGCTGAGCTTCAGCTTTACGGATCTCTTCTTCTTTCTTAGCAGCCGCTTCACGTTCTGCACGTTCAAACGCTTCCCGACGTTGTAGTTGGGTGAGCGCGTTTTCCAACTGCTGAGTTAGTTGTAAATTAAATGGCCCTGTCTCACGATCTTCAGTAGGTGTAGTTGCCTGAGATTCCTTGGAGCGGCGCAACAGTTCTTGTAGCAAAGCTTTATCCCGCTCACGCTTTTCTTCTGCGGCACGGCGTTGTTCTTCTTCTTGCGCTTTTCTTTCAGCAGCTTCACGGTCTTGTTGCGCTTTTCTTTCAGCAGCCTCAAGCTTTTCTTGTTCCATGCGTTCGGCAACGCGAGGATCACCTATGCTAATTGGGAGATCTAAAGTACCTTGCCCAGCAATAGGAAGGGCTTCAAGTTTTTTAGCTGCTAATGCTCTAGTTCGTTCAGACAGTTTTGAGTCTGCGGCTCGTTGCTTAAGAACTTCACGAAAATCACCAACAACTTCTGGGTCATTCAGATCTCTGTTTTTAAACTCTTTGACCAGTGGCCCCGAAACAATCCCAGACTCAGATAAAAATTTTTGAGTAATTGGGTTTGGCTTTTCTACCCCTTCTTCTGTAGGGGGCGCAGCAGGTTTTGCTGCTTTTTGTTTTGCAATGTCGGATAAAAAACTTTCTAGCTTCTGTTCTTTTAGTGGTGCAGGTGCTTCACCTTCTTGAAAGATTGGTGCAGTTTCTCCAGTGGGTGTGGTAATAAACCGCTGCTGCTCCTCAGCAAGAGCTTGTTCACGCGCTAATTTCTGAGCAGCAACTTCATCACGTCTTGCTTGCTCGGCATCAATCAATGCTTGGTCGGTGCGCTTATTTCTTGCAGCCTCAGCAATTGTGCTTGGTGCACCAAACACGCCACCAGCTATACCACCCTTGACCCCTGCCATCAGTATGCGGTCAACATTTTCAGGGTCAAAGAATTCTTTCTTACTGCCCGCAATCTGCTCGGCTAGGATGGATATATTTTCTTGGGCAGATTCAGTAAGTCCCTCTTTAGCAACCACAGCAGGGAGTGCAGTAGCCAACCGCGCAGAAAGACTTTTAGCCACAGGCAGTGTTGACCGCTCCAGCATTTCTTTAGTTAAGAGTGCTTTACCTGTAGCCCCTAATTGTTTGGCAATTGTTTCAGGCAGCAAGGAGTCAAGCGCAGCAAACGGCACACCCAAGGTAAGTGCAAGAACCGGTTCAAGCTTACCTGTTTCTTCTTCAACGCTTTGGAAAATTTCTCCTGACGCTAGCCCATACGCCCCACCCCGCACACCTGTCTTAAAACCAAGTTCCGCACCTTCACGACCTAAAGCAGGGGTAACGCGGCGGGTGGCAGTTTCTGCTAACGCTCTAACATCTTGCGGACCAGCAGCCATCGCAGCTTCACGGGAAGCTAAGCGTTTTGCAATTTGTTCCCCCGCTTCAGCCGCACCACGCTGTGCAATACGGCGACCAACTACAGAGCCAACGCCACCGGGAACGAGCAAAGAAGCAATATCAATAGCACCTTCACCCAATGTTTCTGCAAGGAATCCGGGAACATCGCCTACCCCCCTAACATCCCCAAGTTTGCGATAAGCGGTCGGGGATTCTAGCTCTGCGGCGCGGCGTTTTTCTGCCGCTTCAGCCATTTGCTCACGAGCGTAGTCTTCAAACCCAAACGCACTACCGAAAAGCGCAGGTGCAACATCGGTAACAAGACTGCCCAACCCGGAAGCAGCGCGTTTAGCACCTCCGGTAATTTTTTGAGTAGTGCTTAAGTCACGAGGGTCAAATTCAATCTGAGGTGCTTGAGCTTCAGCATACTCAACCCTACGCCTAATTTCCGCTTCCGGCATGTTGTCGGGAAAGCGAATTGGGCCATAACCACGAACTTGTACGACAGGCATTTCGTACCTCTATCTAGAAGGCGGGGCGGGAAGTACACCGTAGTTTAGTGGTTTATTTAGACGACCTCGCAATTCTGCGTCCATTGCTTGTTCAACAACTGCCAAGGCTGCGCCATGGCCTCGCTGATTTTTAGCTTCTTTTTCCCCGAGTTTCAGTATTTTGGCAGCTTCAGGATTAATTGCTTCTACCGCAGCAACTACCGCTGGACTATACGGGTTTGAATATTTAGCAGCAACAGTGTCATAAATTTTAGCTTGAACCGCAGAAGGGAATGCTTCAGTATCTTTACCTTTAGTTATCAAAGATGTAACAACTTCACCAATTGGTCGGCCTGTAGCTTGTGCAATCCACTGAGCATTACGCATCATCTCCGTAGGTTTACCTGCTTCGTACGCCATCTTAGCTTGTTCAAGCTTAGTTCTAAACTCTGCTTCAAGCTCCGCACCAGCACCTTTACCAACTATATCAACGTTACGTTTAGATTCTTCCATAGCCGATTGAGCAAGCGCACCCAATCCCTGCATAGTTGCTTTTTCCGCACGTTCAGTTATTTCAAACCCACGAGCACGACGTTGATCGGCCTGATCAGAAAACGCCCTAGCCGCAGTAGTTTGTCCACGGCGTTCGGCCAGATCAGCTTTAGCATCAAGTTCTTCGGCTTCAGCCATAAATTTAGCCGCTGCCATCTCACGAGCTTTCTGCTCTGCACGAAGTTTAGTTGTACCGGGAACCGCACGAGATAGTGTTTCTGCAAGCGTCTTGCCCGGACCGCCTTCAGCCATTGCGCCAAGGTAGTCAATGAGTTCAGGTTTCTGCCCACGCAAAGCCTCAGCTACTTTTTCTCTACGTCCCGTGCGCCCCGCAGCATATTCCCCATACTCTTTAGCTAGACGTTCACGTTCGCCTTCCTCCATTTCCTCACGAGCTTTACCTTCAAGAGGTCTAGCTTGCTCAGCCGCGCTTGACACACGCCCAAGTGAACCTGCAATACCACTACGCGCTTCAGCAACTTCAGAAGGGGTAGCCATATATGGGGCCATACGCCCCATATATTTATCGTACAAACCAGACGTAATACCACCCAAGTTAGGAAGTGATGTTGTGCCTGTAGTAGATGGGCCTTTTTTATCCCCACCTTTTTTGTCATCTTTAGTAGTAGAAGGTGCGCTACTTTCAATTGTAGAAGGTGCAGAGGGTCTTAGGCTTGGGTTATCTCTTAACATTTTTTCCGCAGCTTCAGGAGCAACTCGCTCTAAAAACTCCAGACGTTCCAAATCTTCTTTACGTTTTCTTTCTCCAAGAATACGGTCAACCCGCAACTGATCTAACGCACGAGCCTCATCATCAATATTTCCACGAACAAGGCTTAATCCATCTGGCCCAGCGTAACCTTTAACCCCACCCCCACCGCTAAACACAATACCGCCATCCATAGCAGTAAACATGTCAGGGCGAATAGGAAGCGCACCAATACCCTGTTCCCGTGCAGCAAGATCCTGTTGTTTCTTAGCAAGCATTGCAGCGAGCATTCCAAGTTGTTGCTCTTGCTGCTGAAGTTGCATAGCTTTTTCCGCTAGCACAGGGGGTCGGCCAGAAGGGTCAGCTTGCATGGCTGCTTCGTTTTGAAACGCTTGGCGATCCGCGCCTCGCTGCGCTAACTCTCCTCCTGCCATCTGAGGTGTAACTTGCCCAGTAGGTTGTGGAGGTCTACCCGAAGCATACTGTTGTAGTTTCTGATCGGGGAAACGCGCTTTGTTTTGAAGCGCAGCTTGTGACTGCATCGGGTTAAACATCTTTAACCTCCCTTACCACCTAGTGCACCTAACAAATTAGCCAAGTATGCAGAAGAAATGCCGCCTGACAATGCTTGGGACATAGGGTCTATGCCTGTGGGCGCTGCACTAATTGGTAGCCCTTGCAGCATACTTTGCATAAATCTTAAATTTTCATACGGATACTTCTCACCGCGCAGGAACTCTTGGTAATCAAAGTCACGTTGCTCTTTACCAAGATCCCCCATAAGTCTTAGTGTCGCAAGATCAAGCTGACCCTGTTGAGTACCAAGACCACCAAGCACTTGACCAGCTTGGATACCAGTTTGCAGACCTTTAAGACCAAGCTCAGAACCAAACTGTCGAGACTGCTCAGCCATTTTCTGGGCTTCAAGACCACGATTCTGCTCAACGTTAAACTGCCCAAGGCCCGACTCATAAGCTTTCTGTAACCCCATACCTTGTATATCGCCAAGCTGAGTCATGAGATTTCGCTGACGTTCAGCGTCTGCAAGAACATTACGAGTACCACCAAAAGCACCAGCCTGTGTAAACTTTGCGGCGTTAGTCATACCTTGTATTTCAGACTGCCGTTTAGCTTCACGCAACGCAGGGTCAACTACACCTTGCATATAAGGTGACATATAAGATGCTTGGACGTTAGTAACGTTTTGCCCACCGTAATTGACCGGATACAGAGAAGGCACAGGCTGACCAGACGCTGCATCTTGTCCTGATAAGTTAGTGGTAGTGGGTGACCCCCCAACTACAAGATCACCTGTCTGAAACCTTTTCAGAGACATCAGCCCACCTTCGGCTGCACCTCCGGGGGGTTTAAGCGATTGTTGATAAGTTTTATAGTCAGGTGTGCTTTGAAGATAAGTGTTTAAATTCCCAAGTTCTTTTTCGTTAGGTAAACGCCCAAAGTTTTGAAAAAACACTTTATCTGCGCCAGTAGGAGCAGAAGCAGAAGCAGTAGAAGAAGGTGAGGCTTGCGGATTAAATGCTGGGTTAGCAAATGTCCCGGTGATAAATGATGTTGGTTTGTACTGCCCGTAACCAAGAGCACCGATACCCGCAGCGGTTGCTAAATTTGAACCTTGTTGGAACTGCGCCGGGGTCGTTAAGTTAGCAATACCCGCACGAGCGGATTCAAGGAGGGGCGATTCGCCCATGTATTTTTGGAAAGGCACATCAGCCTCAGCAGAGGCACGTTCAAGCATACGCTGAACATATGGCGCATAACCAGAGCGCAGTCCAGACTCTTCACCAAGCGCAACCCCCGTACCTACACGATCACCACCCATACCGTCGCCATACTGCATTCGTGTAGTAAACGTATCTCCAGCACCTCCACCAGAGATTGTGTCGTTGCCTTTACCACCAGTAACAGTAGAAGTAGTAGATTTAATCGTATCGTTACCTTGACCGCCAGTAACAGTAGAAGTAGCAGCTTTAGTGGTGTCAGTAGCAGTAGTTTTAGCCGTATCACCTAAAACTGCTTTTAAATAATCGGCAGTAGAAAGTTTTTCTGCTGCTTCTTGCCCACCTAAAGATTTTTGTACTGCTTTTTCCGCAGCAATTGCTTGATCAACATTAGACCCAATATCATATTTACCGGAGGTATCAAGATTCATCTCGGTACCAAGTAAATAATCAATCATGTCTTGGTTAAGCCCAAGCTTGTTTCCATAAGCAGCAAGATCTGCATCGGATATTTTATTTACGTTTTGACGCTGCCAAGCGTTTTCGGCTAACTTACGAACTTCAGGATCGGAAAGCGCAAGTTGTTCTCCGGCGGTAACTTTAGTATCGCCAAGGTCTGTAGCTAATTTAGTTATATATTGATCCGCAGCAATTGCCTTATCCAAATCGGACATAGCACCTTCTGGCCCCGCAAAGACTTGGGGTGGATACCGTGTTTTTCCTAAAGCGTAATTAATCTCAGCCGGAGTCAAACCAATATTAGCTGCATAAGCTCTTAAGTCTGCCTCGGAAACACCGGCTGCTAAATTTTTTTGCGCTTGTTCACGAATAGCGTCTAAGGTTTTGTCATATGTAGCCATGATTACCTCGGCATAAATTTGTCAGGGTTAATTTGTTTACCCTGTTTGGGGTTGCCTGTTCGTGCAGCACGAATATCATCCATCATTTTGTAAAGGCGTTTCGCACCAGCGTTGGAATTTCCATTACCAAGATGACTAACAACATCAGCAGGAATAACAAACTCGCCATCACTAAGTGCAGCAGGTCGCCTGCCGTCGATGTTCGCTGGGACTTTATCGGCCATTCCGTCGGAGTGTCCGTCGAGGTATCGTGGCGGTAGTGCACGTCCCCCTTGCGCCATATCCAGTGACCCAATTCCACCTCCCGCAGCGGAATACTTAGTACCTTTGAATGCAGTGCGTGTTGCCGTTGTTGGCCCACGAGACTCAAATTTAGCACCTTTTGCTTGCTGCATTGCATCTTTTGCAGACTTATAAGACAAAAGCGCACCCAACCCACCAAGTCCGGCTGAGAGAAGATTCTTGTTACCGAGTAAATTACCAAGCCCCCCAGCACCTCCAGCCCCACCAAATTGCCCGGAAGCACCAGAGTAAATGTATTTTTCTAACGCATTTAACTGTTCTTCAGATAGTCCTGTATCCCCAGAAGCTTTAAATTTTTCAAATAAATCTATACGCTCGGCAGGAGAAAGTACAGATAAAGAAGCTATAGATGGTTGAACTTGAGGTTCGTCCACACCAACAGGCGGTATTCCATATGGCGTAAATCCAGTTACTGTGAGTTGACCGTCATCACCGCCACCCCAATAGCCACCGATTCCGTCATCACCGCCACTCCAATCACCGCCAATTCCTTCACCGTCATAACTCATCATCCACCTCCCGGCCTACGCCGCGCTGCAATCATCGGTGCAGCAAATTGCATAAATTGATTAAGCATTTTTGGATCTACCCCAACAGCTTTTGCGCCTTCACCCAAAGCGGTATTAATTGCTGCACCTTGAATAGCAGCAGTGGGATCAAACTTTCTACCTAAAGCTTTCGCCGTTAAAGCTGACGTGGCTAACGATTTAGCTGGAGTTTCCAACGACCCAAGACCTTTAAAAAGATCGGGGGCTAACGCATTCATCCCTGCACCAATACCACCCGACACTGCGCCAGACTTAAATCCTTGCCCAAACTTACCACCACCGAGTTTAGCGAGTGAGCCGCTAACCAAACCCGAAGTAAGTGCTTTACCAGCAACAGGAGCAAGTGAACCCAAACCCGAAAGCGAAGAAGTTAATGTATTAGTCAGTCCTGCTAACGGGCCACCAAGTCCAGCTAGTGCAATCGGCGCAACCGCCATAATACCCTGACGAATTCTTTGTCCTTGACTTTGACGTTGGTCAAGTGCAGGGCCAGCTTCAACGACTTTTCCTGTTTGAGGGTCGATTACAAGCTGGGTACCAAGCATCACCCCTTTATTACCAATATCAAACCGTTGCCCCGGTTTGTAAATAATTCGACCTTGAGCGTCAGTGGAAAAACCCTGAGTGGCAAGCTTCTGCTCTACCGTTTCGCCCGGATCTTCTTGAAATCCTTCGCGCCCACCTTCTGCCTGAATTTTTTTAAATTGCTCAAGCAAGTCTTTCTTTTCTTCCCCGACTGAGCCTAACGCTTTTTGAGCTTCAATATACTTTTGTACTGATGGTTCAGACCACTCCTTCATACCCTTAGACGCAAGACTCGCACGAATCCTGTCAAGACCGTAAGGATCTTTTTGCTGTGCAACAAACTGCTGGAAGGCAGCTAGGGGGTTAGTAGAAGTGCTCATTTAGTCAGGTAACGCAGATACGAAAGACATCGTAGCAATAACAGACGGTGTTGCAGGGCGAGTAGGCGAAGAGGCAGCAGGGAGGTGCTCAATCAACACATTAGTGTTGTCAGTATGCCAGTAAAGTTCTACATAGTCACTCGCTTGCATAGGCAGAAACAAATTTAACGCTGCAATAAGATGCCCGTCTGTACCACCATGACTGTTAGGAACCGAAAACTTTGAATTGCTATTATCAAGGTTAGTGCCGTTAATCGCCGCCCAAACATCAACATCATGAATCTGAGTATCTGTATTAGCAAACTGGATACTAAATTGTAAGTTGTAAACGCCGGGGTAAGTGACAGTCATTCTAGAACCACTAACCAGATAAACACTATCAGTTATATCTGCAACATCAAACGTTATCGCATATGCTGCGGTTGTACTAACAGCTACTTGATCAGAATCGCTTGACCACGCACCAAACGGGTTACTTAAAAACCGCCCCCCATCAGGCCCAAACAATGAAAATAAGTTGTTATTGAGCCTGTTAAAGTACAAGCGCAAGACGTTATTAAACTGCTCTTGATAGCGCGAGTCATACTGCACCGGAGCTAGCGGTAAGTTAGGTGCAGCAGGGTGTTGAATAAAACTCATCGACGACCGTCCGGCCTAATATCAATACGGGGTGCGCCAAGCTGCCAAGTTGTGCCCAAACCATCTGACGAAATTTCAATGATCATCTGCCGCCCACGGATGCGGGTGTAAACAATATTGGTGAACTGTTCAATCGTAACTGTCGATGTACGAGAAACAGCTTTAGCTGCTTCGGTGTTAAACCCAGACCCTGAACCATTCATGCCGTACATGGTCATCGTAACTTGGGGCGTATCCGCAGTTGATCCTTGGAACGTCAGATCCGGCACCATGCGCCAGACAAACCCAAACTTCTCGCCATCGTCGATGTCAAACTCGGCAGACTCAATATAGGCTGTAATAGCAGCCGGTGTACCTGTGGCGTTGTCGTCAATCCCCTGCTCGTGGTTAACAAGATTGTAGTTATAGGTAGCTGCAAGAGGATAATCACGCAACCCAGAATCAAGCCATGCAGTACGCGCTAACGTGCCGTAGTACCAAATATCTTCGGCGTAGTTGTAAACAACATAAGAATCAACTGTCGTAACACCAGCCGAACAGTAAAACCACCAAACTTCATTGAACCCTTCGTTAGTTCCAGCAAAAACTTGACCAGCTTGTTGTTGGTTTATGTTGCTAAATACATGCCGACGAAGATCACAGCGAAGTGTTTGCACTCGACCGTCATAACGATAAAATTTTTCCACGCCCATCCAAAACACAATACCGGACGCAATAGCCGCAGCATTTTGGCTAATGATTGAAATGTTATCTCCAAGTAACTGCGAAGACCAAACAACAGGCGCACCAACATATTGAAGCGAATAAAGCGAAGAATCAGTCCACACCACAATTTCTTGGCGAGCCTGTAAAGCAGTGACGATCTCCGAGCCGTGGGATAACCGCACCGATCCCGCTTGGTTGAGCGATGAAGGCACCCAATCTACTACTGATTCTTGGTTTGACCACCGGATAAGCATGGGGTCAAGCGTTGTGCTGCTGTAATCAGTCGTACCAAACAACAACACAAACCGAGAAGTATCGGATACAACAATATAATTTTGCTTGGTCGGAACATCAACAAGCTCAGAAATGCTTTGAGTACCAGACTGACTGCCTGAAGTATTAATAATTGAGCCTGTAAGGGTGGCAGAAAGATTAGCCGTAACCCCATCAACATTACGCAAGTAGTAAGTTGTACCTGCTGTGAGTCCAGTGGGTAGCGCACCTGTCGTGGCAAGTTTTATCGCCGTGCCTTCAGCTAAGACAGTAGATAGTGTAATAACACAGGGTGAAGCAATAGTTAGGGTAACAGTACCCCCCAACGTGTTGACATTGACTCCCCGTGTAGTAACGCCGTTTGTGGCATCCCAGTAATACAGCCCCCCACCACGAGGGCCAAAGATTAAATCTTCACCCCAATTACTAGCAGACCATAGACGAATGCTTGTGTTTGAACTAAGTCCATTTCCCCAAGACCCATACCCCCAAGGCCCAGCGCCCCAACCAAAAAACGGTTCTACGATAGCAGGGCCAACATTTATTTGGAACGCAGCAGATACACTTGACCCACCGTAAGACCCAGCAGCAATTGCGCTGCCGGTAGTTATTGTAAAAGTTGTGGTCGAAGGTACATTAACAATTTGAAACTCAGCATTAAAGGTTGTATTGTATGTACCAGTAGCACCTGAAAAGGTTACATAATCCCCGACACCTGCGCCATGCGCTAAGGTGGTTGTAACGGTAACTGTGGTTGTACCATTACCTGTGAAGGGATCAGTAGGCAGCGTTACTGTTGAACGGATAGGTGTAATGTCGTTGTAAATCCCGTCGCGCTCAATGTAGAACTTAAGGTTAGTGCCAACGCTTACAAGATTTTCAAAACTTAACGTCACCCAATTCCATAGGAATCGGCACACCCCCAAGAAAGTATTAGCTGATATACGCTCCCAACCACCAATTTTTTCAGGGGTGCCTTGGCGAAACCGCACTTTGTCAGATACATACCAACCATTCTCGTTGGTATACCGAGTGTTTTCTTTGTTAACTCCCGGCTTTAGTAAGATCTTCTTGAGCATCGCTCACCTCATCAAGGCAGCTTCGGCGGCACGGCGACGAGTAAGACCGGGGAGAACTCGACCCGCAGCTTTGTTCCAGAGAAGGCACTGATCGGCTGCACCATCCCAATCTCCCGCATCAACCCGCTTTTTGAACGTGGAAACCCGATAGTTCCCTAAGCCGCAATTGTAGACCCAGCTCGTTACAGCCGCAATCCGTCGGGGTAGTGCGGTTTGGATCTTGGGGGAAAACTTAAGTAAGCCCTGCAAAAAATAATCAACGTGGTGATCAAGCGCGTCTTCGCACTGCTCAATCGTCCAGACCGTGCCGGGATTAATGTCAGGGCCAGTGGCTCCCCAACCAATTGTCCAAGGGTGACCACGGGTTCCGGGGTCAGGATAAGCCGTTACACGTCCGTCAGGTAAACGCTTTGCCAGCCCTTCAAAGGGCTTGATCAGTACGTCCTTGCAAAGCTTCTTTGCCTCTTCATTCATGACTTGTTATATTTTTCTATGCTTCTTCCGACAAACCAGAACGTAAGCATCATATTCAGCATGGCGAAGTCATCCTCGTCATAGCTCTTGGTCAAGACCTCAGCCCAGTTAGCGTTAGTCTGGAAGGCAATCGTCAGGCCAGCAGCTTTGACAGCCACATATACGCCAAATGCAATCCAAGTAAGACCGGGGCGGGTAATAGCAGTGATAAAGCTAGCGAGCCAGCCAGCCTCTTTTGCGGTCTGGGCCTGTTCTTTAAATGCCTCTTTAATTGTGTCCATCTGCTGGATAGAGTAGTCAACATACTTCTCCTCCATCTTGAACTCGCCCCGCATCTTCTCCAGATCGGTCTGTAGCTGGAACATACTGAGTTCGTGCTGGCGTTCGTTCTTTTTGTCCAAAAACTTTAAGACTTCAGGGGCAAGCCGGAACAGACCACCAAAGATGCTGCCAAGCAAACCACCACCGAGTAACTCAAACATCAGTGTTCTCCATTCTTGTTGATCTCTTCCTTAGCTCGTCTAGCCTCACGGTCAATCTTTTCTCCACGCAGCCGCCGGACGGTATCAATCTTTTCATCCAGCCGGATCAGGTCGTTGTCGTGCATCCGCACCCGATCAATCAAGGATATGACTGACTTCTTGGCTGTTGAAAGCACCGGATCAATTTCCTCGGTTGACCACTTCCAAACGTAATACACCAGATATATAAGCCCACCGACTGCTAGGGTCGGAAAACCATATTCTTCAATCAGCTTACTGATGTTGAAGTCCATTAGTCTTTCCGGTTATCTGCTTTTTCTGCACGAGCTATACGCTCATAGTCAGGCTCAAGACCTAAACTGTGCGTGACCTTAATGTCTATCCGTTGAAGCTGCGTATTCATCGTGTCAACCCGTTGCTCAAGCTGTGTAATGATGCTGGAAATTGAATTGATTGAGCTTGTAACCCCTGCCAAGATGTACTTCAGCGTTAGGAAAACAAAGTAACCGCCAATGCAAGCGGAAGCAATAGGCAAACCCACAGAATGAATAAACACAAAAAGGTCAAGACTCACACCTGTGCCTCTAAAAACTCTTTAGAACCTATCTTGCTCCAACCACCATTGATTTGATACTTCAAGTTTTTACCTTGATTCAAGGCCCAAATGACAAGCCATGATAAGACTTCCGAATCCATTTTGCTACCGCACTCAAGCACTTCTAACCATGAGTGCCCGTTGTTATTTCTCTGTGTGACCAGTGCATTGCTCAAGTCGGGGCGCATCCACATCGGCAAATCATCAGTTGCTAGCCAATGACACTTATAGCTTTGGCACGGATCAATCGGGCGGTTTTCATAGATTGAGCATGTTTTTTGCAGGTAATAGCACTTCTTGCCGGGGTAAAAGTCATGCCCCATCGCATGACCTCTAAGCCAACCCTTACAGCACTCCGAGCAACCGTCACAAGTTCTATTCATCAATAATTACCGCTGTATCTGTGTCGGCAAACCAAAGCATTTTGCCTCGACAAGCAATGTTGTAATCCTGACCGTTGGCATCCAACTCACTCCAAGTCGGTACTCTGATTTGCAAGTGCCGTGCAAGGTGTTCGCGCCCATCTTCAAAAACTCGCCAGACATGCTCTATGGTTCCTCGCCCTGGTTGGCCTCGACTTTTGTTAAACCGAATTTTGTAATGCTTCACTCAGGACGAGTGGGCCAAACGATACTGTCGGGAAACCCTGCTTGCAGTCGAATCTCACGCAATCCACGGCGATACTCAATCCATGCAGCTTTAGTACCTGAAGCCATCGGCACATCAGGCAGCATCGACCAGTCCGACTCTTGCAGCATTCTCTTAGCGCGATCCCACTCAAGCTGCGCTTTGGTTGCTATTGCCGGAGGGGGTGGCGCTTCGCCAACCTGCACCCAACCTTGATCGTCATAGGCTTCGCCTAGCCATGACAAGTCACCAAGTTGATCCGCAAAGCCATGAAGACCGAAGATCGGCCCCCAGTTTTCAGGCAGTGGCTGCGGCTCGTTTAGTGCTTCGCCGGTTGACAGTTTTTTTAGTTGCCACAGGCTCATGATCATTCCTTTCAATCTTTAACCCAGGCTGCAATTCAGGAGGCGGCAGCACTGCGCCTTTATTTTGATGGGGAGCCATGTCATTAGCATGTGGAGCATGTCCCGACCCTGCTCGCCAAGGCCCAAGTTGCTCACCACGGTAATGCGCTAATTCTTCCTCGGTGTACTTCCAATCACGCCAACTTGCAAAATCTTTGCGGGGCTGAATATGTATGTGACATCCAACACCAGCAGCAATCTGATTAATTAATTCAATAGCCTCTACTGGCTGAAGAATTGCAAACGTAACGCCGCCGTTTTCTCGGCGCATCGACAGTTCAAGCGTCCCTCCAAAACATGTTCCAACTGTTACAGAACGCGCTCGATTTTGTGACTCCAAAAGATTGTTCAGCTCTCGTTCTTCACGCAGCGTATCGATGTTTTTCTTTGTTTTCATTGCGGATTCCATGTAATGTTTACTTGTCCTCCTCCAGCTCCCACCGTTATAGGATAACTTGATCCCCCAGTGACAGAAACACAATTTTGCGTTGTTGCAGGTGGTGCCGCAGAACCAGGATTCCCAGGGTTTCCCGCATTTCCAGCATTACCCCTTCCTCCACCAGCACCGCCACCACCGCCTTGGGAACCAACGCCGCAAATTGCACCGCCACCACCACCACCAGCCGCTCTAGGTGTAGTAGCATTCCCCGCAGCCGTTCCAGCGCCTGCTGTATTTCTACCTGCGCCGCCTGCGCCACCACCTGGATTTCCAGCAGCGCCAGCAGTTGTGCTGAGGTTTGGCGCATTTCCACCACAGTTGGTTTCCCCAGCGCCTCCACCACCACCGCCAGAATAAACGGGGCCGGTGGTCCCAGCACTAGATCCATTACCACCGCCTGGAACAGCCGGACCAGGACCACCAACTGAGCGCGACCCACTGCATGGGCCACCAGACTTAAATGTACCTGTACCACCACGGAAAGTTGGCGTATTTCCACCAGTACCGCCAGTACCGCCCGTTCCGGCGTTTCCCCCTGCGCCTCCCGCAAAGTTATATCCTAGCCCACTAGAAGTTGGAGAGGTACCAGCATTACCAGAAGCTCCAGTGTTACCATTGGCACCTTTTGTCCATGCGGCTGGAGTGCCGCCCAAACCTGTCCCGCCACAACCACCACAACGATAGTTTGGGAAGCAATAAGTATAATTAGAATTGGGTGCACACCATATTTGTCTACACAACGGGCCGCCGGGTGCACCACCAGCGCCGCGACCACAATTACCAGGACTGCCAGGATTGCCAGGATTGCCAGCTCCACCGTTGCCGGTAATATTTACTTTGCTAATTCCAGGCGGTGCCGTCCATGTTCCTGAAGCATTAAATGTTTGACTCCCTCCAGGCGTAATTGCGGCTCCAAACATTGTGATTTTAGGGGTTCCAGCAGGCATGTATCACCTCATTCGTAGTAAAACCAGCCAGTAACAATATATTTGCTACGCTGACCAAAAACAGTATTCCCGCGATGAGCGTGTGTAAAAGCAGCAGGCCACAAAACCATAGTGTTTTCTACTGGAGAAACTCTGCGCTGCTGATATAAAAACTCTGTTTCTCCGGCATCTTCAGCATTTAAGGTATTGAGATATAACATATAAACTAGCACTCGTTCAGCAAATTTTCCCGGTCCTTGCTCACTATGCCAAATGTGATAACCACCACCAGCATCAGTTTTCTGCAATTTCATTGATGTAGCAACAAGTCTGTCAGTTTTCAAAATAGAAAATTTGTCTGTATAAAAGTCATAGCACTGCTGCAAGCCACGGAAAAAAATGTCCACGGATGAGTTGTTTTCAAAATTTGCAACAGTATGAACCCCAAAATTTAAGCACAATTGAATGTCGTCTTTTCTGTGCTTATCAGCATTTTCTGTTTGCTTGCGGTTTGCGCCAGCGCCGCATTCGATTAGCCTGTCAAACTCGTTTATAAGATGTTGACAATACCCATCTGGATATACATTATCGTATATTGCTATAAAATCTTTGTAATTAGCGTTCATCGAAATGCCGGTCCTGAAAGCCATGCCACGAGACTTTGCCTACTGCCTTGAGTCACTGGCGTTACTTGATGAAGGGTATACGAGGGAAACACCGCTATCAGTCCACGCTGCTTACGAACATTCATAGGATTGCCGCTGGTCATAATCTGAAGATTGCCGCCTTCGTACTGCGCGGGATCTGTGAGTTGCATCACTGCTGAGAGCTTCCGACTCACGCTGCGTTTGCCACCGAAGTCCTGATGCCAACCGTACATGCCGTTTTCAGATTGATCATAGTTAGTAAGCTGTAAAGCCTCACCAAACCCTGTCAGATCAAACCGATAAAACTGTGAATTGAGCGATGAAATAGCATGGGCTAACTTGCGAAACACCCACTCGGTTTCTTGATTGCAGTCCATCCAAGACACATGAGAGCGTCGAATTTGCGCTAAGTGCTCTGGATCTGTACCACCACCAACTTGTGCTCTTTGATCGGCTTTGATGGCTCGCTCTTGCAACCAATCAAGTTCCTGATCATTAAACGCACCCTCCCACCAAGCAAAAGGCTCAACCAACTCGGCATAAGGTGTCAGCATGTACTGCATGGCTTATCCCTATGCGAAACGATGAAGTGGATGCTCTTGGTTGGTTTATCTGTCATGTTGGGCGTGAGTTGGTGCTGCATCCATGAGTTGGCTAGTAACACAGTGCCTGGAACAATGTTGTTGAAGTGAATGGTTGAAGTTGCGTTAGTCACTTCATCGCTTGGCGCAAAGTCAAGCTCAATCATTTGCTTGTTAGCACGAGTGTCATAAAACACAGGATATGAGCCGCCTTCAAAAGCATCTAGAAAAAACCAACCACAAAGCTGACTGTGCTTATGCACATGCACATTCGTGCCGCCATGCCCCTTGACTTCCTGCCCCCACAATCCTGAAACATAAAGTTCGTAGCGATCCATTGCATAGCCTTGACCTGCCAAGATGTCATGGCTGGTTGACAGCAAGTAATCCGTTAAAAACTTCATCTCAGGATCGTTACCCATATGACCTGTTTGGCACAAGGCACCCTGATTAGCTTGCGCGTCAAAGTATTTTTGAGACACTCTCAACGCATAATCAACCCACTCAGGATGCTCATCGCGGTAGACGATGGCAGGGAAGTATGCAAAGCCCTGAATCATCCGTTAATGTAAGACACAAGCGTCTGAGCAAAAGCCTGAATATCAGCCGCTGATACATCACGAGCGTCTACAGGTTTGCTGCGAGCATTCTCAATCAGCGTTTCTTTTGCCAAACGAACTGCTTCAAGCTTTGCACGAGCAGCCTCGGCTTGCATTTGATTAGCATGTCGTGCGTTCTCAACGGCCAACTGGATGTCTACTTGTGCTTGCTGTTCTGCGGTTAAAGCCATTTTCTTACTCCTATTAAGCTGTCATATTTTTCATGGCAATATTGCCATACCAAGTCGTCCCGCCATCTGGCGTGAAGAAGACCCAAATATCAATTGCATTAGCCGTCGTTGTACGAGACAAAGACGCTGCACCGCCGGGAAACTTAAACGAGCCACCAGCCCATGCTACGGTTCTACCAGCGGTTCCGTCGTTTGTGAGAATAAGTGTAAACGATGACGAGCCAGAAGACACGGGATAACGAAGTGTAATCGTTGCATTTCCTGTAAGCGTTGCCGTAAATACACCACCACTCACAACATCCAGATTTATTGCTGTGCCCGTATTGCCAAGCGCAACAACCGTATCGGCATACCCAATTGCTTTAATGTAAGTGCCCGAAGTTACCGCAGCGGAAGTAGCTAAAAGGCTTGATGAAGAAATGGCCGTGCTTGCGCCGCCACCAAGCAAGATATTGTTAGCCGTTAAGGTTCCTGATTGTGTAACTAAGCCACCCGTGGTATTGACTGCGTTACCAACGGCTGTGACGACACCCGTGCCTGTGGTGGTTGAGGTAATGGCTGTAGATGCACCACCACCTAATAATATTGCGCTGGAAGCAAGTGTTCCACTCTGGGTAACTAAACCACCCGTGGTATTGACTGCGTTACCAACTGCCGTTACTACGCCTGTGCCTGTAGTTGTTGTAGCAGGAGTAGTACCCGCACCGCCGCCTAGAACAATTGCATTAGAAGCAAGCACACCAGAAGAAGCAAGCGTACCCGTAGCAGAATAATACAAAATACCGCCGGAAGTACCTGAAGTTAATCCAGTGCCACCACGGGCTACAGGAACCGTTGGGCCAATAGTGCCAACTAATTCATAATCACCAGATACAGCGTTATAAGTAACCGTGCCGGATTGGTTTACACCAAAGGTTACGCCGCTATTTGCACCCGCTCTAATCTGTACTGTGTAAGTGGCGTTTCGATTTACTACGTGGTAAGTACGGTTTGAAGAAGGAGCAGTAATAACAACATTAGCGGATGGGCCTGAAGCAGGGACAACAAGCGTTCGATACTGCGCCGTTGTAGCCCCAATATTTGTTGCTGTGTCAGACCCAGACGTATTTGCTAATGTTGCGCTAGCAGTAATACTTAAAGCACCGGCAATAGAAATATCAAGGTATTGGGTTAAGCCGTTGTTTGTAATATCCCCCCATTTACCGGATTCAGTTCCAGTTGTAATTACGGGGAGAGAAAGAAGTGTAGAACCTGAATACGCCATGATTTACTCCGTTTCAACCAAATCCCAACCAGCGTCTTGATAATTACCTACATCGCTCCATTGAGGATCTTCATAATTGTTGATTAGACCCCAATACAATACCCCAACAGATCCTACGCTACCACTAGCAGCTACACCGCTAAAACCAATAACGTTAGGGAATGATTGAACTGCACCACTCGACCCAACGCCACTTATATCACGTTCACGAGTAATTTCTGCTGTACCAACAGCCCCAGAAGCTGCTACACCGGATAAAGTTTGACTGAATTCAAACCCTACAGACCCAACATCTCCACCTGCGGCAACCCCTGACAAACTAACAGTAATTGTCGCTCCGACATCCCCTACTTGTCCAGTATCTTCTACCCCTGTTATATCTGCTGGAATAGCAAACGTAACATCACCAACAGAACCAGAAGCAGTAACACCTGTTAAAGCTGCCGAATATGCAAAATCAACACTACCAACCGCACCTGTAGCAGTAACACCAGAAAGATCTTGTGCTTTACTAACGGTTGCCGTACCAACATTACCTGTTGTAACAACACCTGAAATAGCTACCAAAACAGAAGGCGTAGCAGTACCAACTTCTCCAACGGCTACAACACCATCTTCGGCAGGAGAAATAGATTCAGCTACATCGCCAACAGCACCTGCGGCTTCAACACCCGTCAAAGCAATTTGACGTTCGGCAACTGTGACAGTACCTACCGCCCCGGAAGCAGCAACTCCAGCTAACTGATAATTAAAGACAACATCACCAACAGCGCCAGACGCACTGACTCCCGTCAGGGCTACCGTAATGGTTGCGCCAACAGACCCAACTGCTCCGCTAGCAGCTACACCGTTTTCGGCTACGTTGTTTGTTTCAGTTACGCTTCCTACCGCGCCAGACGCAGCAACACCTGTTAGCGCAACGTCAACACCAACGCCACCCCAACCGTCGTAGCCCCACGGATTTGACCCCCAGCCAAAAGTTGCCACGGGGTGCTCCTAAAAAGAAATTAGGTCGTAGACAAACGCAACAACGCAGTGCTAGTCGTGTTGGAAGGCATTGTCAGCGTAAACGTACCAGCCGTAATCGTCTGCGAACCAAACGTATGAACACTGACTGCTTTATTTGACTGCGAACTATTATAAATAAGCACCGCATCAAAAGCTGTAGAAAGTGTTACGTTAGAATACGTAAGCGAAGCACTTGGAGTCCAATACGCTACTCCTGCCGTAGCAGAAGAATTAGTTGCAGTTGGCGCTGTAGCGTTGGTTACCGTAACTCCACCAGCCGTGTAGTTTGTTCCAGAAACTTCACCCGTAGCACTATACGC